GTCCGGAATTAAGTCTTTCTTGTTGTATTTGCGTCGTTTAAATAGCTTCATTTCGATTTTTTTCAAAGATAGGGAAAATTGATCAACGGAATTTGACGAAATCGTGATTGAAGGTCCAAAGGAAATATCGAAAACAATCAAGAAGGTGACTTTTTCGCGCGTCTTTTGTCTTGTTGATTTCGCCGGTTTCCGTTGCTTCAACGGTTTCCAGGTCTTCAATTAGATACATACAACCGGCGTCAACCTGGAAATCGTTGTGATTCGAAAGAATTGAATTGCACAAAACGCGTGAATTCTTGATCGACGGATTGACGGAAGGAACGCGGAATTGATTCTTTGAAAGGTCCAATTCGTCACGAATGATCGTGTAATAGTTTAAAGCGCCTTTTGTGATCGCATTTCGGGCCGATCCGGACGCGTCACCGGTCACAAGGAAGTAAACGTCACCGAATTCGACGCGGATCGCTTCACAAAGCCGGTAAATGTCACTATTACGAAGGCGGAATTCCTTGAAGATCCGGATCCGGTCGTCGTATGATTGCCCTGCAATACATGTGATCGGATCAACGTTGAAGTCAAACGACAAGATAATCGGTTCCGAATGATCAATTTGAACGCCTTTTGTGACGGTTTTCCGCTTGTCGAACGCGTAAAGGAACGGCCGGTCAATGTCAAGAACGTTCCAATCGCCGCGAACGAAGACGGCCTTTGTCACTTCGTCAAGATTTTCCAGGCCTTCAAGATATTCTTCCGGAAGTGAAGGATTGTCGTTCATTGTGGCCCGAAGATAGAAGTAATCGTCACGAAGCGTCTTGTCGATATACGGTTCGTGAAATTCGTGTTTGGTCCAATTGTTCGACGGATTGCAAGTCGTAAGGATTAACGGTTTCGGTTGAAGATCCAGGTCCGGAATAATATGTCGGCCGGCCCGAAGTTTACATTTTTCGAAGGTCTTCTTTTGTATTTCTTGACCTTCTTCGATCAAGAATCCGTTTGCTTCGATTCCGTCAAACCTGGTCAAGTTCTTGTCTTGATTGTAGTTTTCCGGAAAGAACGTCAATTGACTTCCGTTTCGGAAGGTGACGATTTGATCGGTTTGATTGTACGATTTGATAAAATGTCGCGGACATAACTTCAAGAACGACGGAATTGTCGTCCGTTTAAGCGTCGGAAGTGATTCACGGACCACAAACCAACGTGAACCAGGAAAGATCTTCGCTAATAGTACAAATATCGCCAAGCAAACGTATGTTTTGCCGCCGCCGGCCGCGCCGCCGTACATTAAACAACGGTATTTGAAGGAAAGAACGGCTTGAATGAATTCTTCTTGCTTCTTGTGTGGTTCGAAAATAACGTTCAAAACTTGATTGTTTGATTGCCTATCCGGAAGACTTGCGGTTCGGTTTGGGTGTCGGTGAATTTGTCGTCGTTCCAATTGGCCGGATCAACGTTCTTCAATGCAAATATTATCGCGGCGGTTGCCGGCGGAATGTACCTTGATTTTTTCCGCGTCCTGGTCGATACAAGGCGGCCTTTGTTGTCGGTCAACCGTTCGATTTCTTCTTCGTCAACGAAATAACCGGTAATTAAGCGCTTTAAACCATGCAAAGCGACGTCGCGGACGCCTTCACGGTTTGCGCGGCCGTTGTTGTCCTTTGCTTCTTTTTTTAATACTGAAATTTCCGAATATTTTCGCGCCCAATTTTCAAGCGTTCGCGCGGTGATTCCTTCTTCTGCGCAACATGATTCGAGTGTATAATTGCCGGTTGAATATAGTTCACAAATCTTTTCGGCCTTCTTGACCTTTTCGGCCTTCGATCGAAGGTTCGCGGACGTTTTCTTCTTCTTCTTGTCTTCCGGTTTGATCTTCGGATCCTGGTCAAACGTCTTTTTTTGTCCGCGCTTCATGTGGCAAATTTACGGATTTTTGAAAAAAAGGTTCTTCGACAATCACTTGACCGATCTTTCCGTCTTCAAATCGCTTGATCGTGACTTTGTGTTTGTTGTTGTGTTCCTGGAAATCAATGAAAAGGATCCGTCCGATCGGTTTTTCATTCATTTGAACGACGTTTTTCCGGTGATCAATCGACAAGTCCAAAGATCAATTTCAAGTATTGACGCCTTATTTCGATTGCTCGGACCTTCAATTCGAATTCTTGAAGCGAAATCGAATCGTTTTCGGCCAATTCTCGGATCATGTCGTCGAACATTTCGTCAAATATTTCGAATCCGTTCATTTTTCAAAGGTTGTCTTCACAAAAAATTGGCGTCAATTCGCCAACGTAGGCGCCTAAAACGTTGAAATTGAAGAATTCAACGGATTCTTCGTGATTCATTTGTTGACATAAAATTTCGATACAACGTGAAGACGAATATATCAATCGCATTGTGTTTATTTCAATTCCAATGATCGCCGCGTCAAAGCCGTCAACCTTCAAAATTTCATCTTCCGGAAATCTTTCAAGTATTTTTTCAATCTTTGAACAATTCATTTCTTCGCGTTTCTTTTCATTTCACGAATGATCCTTCGCGTTTCTTTGCCGGTTCGGAAGGATCCGTCCGGGTTCAAATATACCATTTCCCAAAGTCGTTCAATTTTCTTGATTTCCTTCCGTGAATTGACGTCGAATTGTAATTGAAATTTGTCCCTTGCGAACATGGAAAGGTTGACCAAGTGTTGAATTTTTCGTTCGCGTCGTTTCTTCACCTGGAAGAATTCGACGATTTTTTTCAATATTTTTTTCATGAAGCGTTTTTTGTAAGACCGTATTTTTCAAAAAATGTCATTCCGAAGGTTGCGCGAAGATCCTTTTCGCCGGCTTTTCTGATTGCCCGAATTGCTTCTTCGCGTTCTTTCAATGAATCAAGCCAATTCATGAAGTCTTCGGCGTTGTCCGCGACGTAATAACCGGAAGACGACGCGACAAGGCCCGGAATCAAACGACGGATCCGAATGTAATTGATCACCTTCCGGATCCGGGCGCCGGAAAGATTCATTGAATATTTCGTTTTTAAGGCCTTTTGAACGCGTTTGTTTGTGATTATGTGGTTTTTTCCTTTGCGGTCCTTAAAATAGGCGACAAACATGTCAACGACCTTCATTTCGTCCGCGTTTAGCGGCTTTGTGATTTCTTCAAAGTTTTTCATTTCTTAATTTTTCGATTTTTTCAACTAATGATCGACGCCGTTGTCTATATTTCGCAATTTGATTTTGCAATTGAACGACGAATTTTTCCGTTTGGTTAATCTGCGCGTCAATGTGTTCAATCGCTTTATTGTAGCGCTGAATCAAATTTTGTTTATCCTTTTTGAACATGCTTCTTCCGTTTGCGTAAATTTGACTTCATTTTCATTTTCAAACGGTTTTCACGGACCAGGCCTTGAAAATACTTGATTTGCCATTGACAAGCGTCAAGAAGACCGGTGATCCTAAAAACAAAGGCGACGATCCACAAGACGAAGCCGGTTGCAATCGTCAAGACCAACAAAGGAAGCGTCAACGAAAGTGACGGAACAAGCGCGATTTTGCCGCGAATTGATAGTTTTTCCATGATCAAAAAGGTTGTTTTTGTGGTTCGTTTATTTGTTCGATTTTTCTTCGGATCTGTTTGATCGTTGCGTCAATGTCTTTGACGTTTTCGACGGCGTGATCCGAAACAATCGTCTTCGCTTCTTCCTGGATCTTCATTTTTTCAAGGCCGATCAAAGTCAATTGCAGCGCGTTCATGTTTACGGTGATACAAATTTCATTCATTTTATTTCGATTTTTAAAGGGTTTGATTCAATATATTTTTTCAATTTCATTCGGTCAATCCAGGTCAAAAAGGATCGGTCTTCACTTTTAAGAAATCGCATGATTTCCGGGAAGTGTCCGGCGTCTTCGATCAAGTTTACAATTTGCGCGATTGTCGCGGATCCGAATTTCGATATTTCGTCGGTTTCCGTGTCTTCAATCTTAAAAATAGACGGTTCGACCGGTTGTTCTTTGAAGACTTCGATCCTGGCCAAAGTCAAGCGCGTGTCGGTTATTCCGACGATCTTGATTCCAGGCGAAACGCGTTGTAATTCTTCGACGTAATCGTCCAATTGATCGTCCGTTCCAATGAATCGAATCGTTCCGGATCCGAATGAAAAATCACTAAAATTTTGACCGGTTGACAAGTCGCGACGTATTGCCGCGACGTTGCCTTTGTAGTGTATTTCAAACGTTGTTTTCATGTTCCAAAAAAGAAATACAATCCGACAATGATTGAAATAATTCCGACGATCACGGTCACAATTGCGCCGAAGCCGTCTTCCTGGTTGTTTTGATTTTCTGAATTCATTCTTTCGATTTTTAAGTTTTTGCAATATATATTTTTTTTCAATTCCGTCAAGGTTCCGAAAATTTACTTTTCAAAATCAAAACGGAAGATCGTCTTGTTCTTCCTGGATCAATCGTTGTTGATTGTCATTGTACCCGGTCGCCGGTTCTGATTCGGTGAATTTTGGTTCCGTTTGGTTTTTCGGTGACAAAAATTCGATTTCGTCGGCGATTGTTTCGACAAAAAGACGGTTGTTTCCTTCCTGGTCGGTGAATTGCTTCTTCTTCAAGCGTCCAACGATCAACAATTTTGATCCTTTTTTCACGTATGATCCGACCAATTCGGCCAATTTTCCGAAGGCGACAACGTTGAACCAGGTCGTTTCTTCTTGCTTTTCGCCGTTTTGATCTTTGCGATATTCGTTCACGGCGATCGTGAATTTTGCGATTGTCAATCCGGTTTCGGTTGACGTGACTTCCGGATCCGCGCCGGTATTGCCACAAATTAGATGTTTGTTCATTTTATTTGATTTTTAGGTTTGATAATTTGATTGTTTGGAACGATCAATTTCGATTCGTCCGCGATTGCGCCGACGTTGGTCAACCATTCATTGAATTCCGGCGCGCTTATTTTGTCGCCTTCTTCGCGTTCCTGGTTTATCTGTTCGATCGTTAGAAGTGTTCGTTTGTATTCGCATTTCAGCAAATGCAACAAAGCGTTGTTTGCGTTCAATTTCATTGTTCAAAGTTTTTTTTGTCCGTTTTCCAGGCGTCAAAATTTGAATAGTCTTGTTTCACCTTGTTGAAAAAATCTTCAATCGTCAATTCGAAGCAAAATCGCCGGAAGACTTCTTCTTTTTTTTCCGGACCTTTTGCCGGATCTTGAAGCAATTTTCGAAGCGTGTGTTGTTCAAGTGACGACGAATATTTCGAAGTATTCACCGAAAACCAATTTTCGGCGCGTTTAAGCGCTTCTTTTTTTATTTCGGCCTTCTTCCCTTCCGAAACATTTTGAAGGCCGTATCGACGACGTAAAACGCCAAAAACGACGTTTGCCGGTGTGATTTCGAAATTCAATTTTCCAATTTTGCAAAAATTGTCGAAAAGCGGCTTCAAGACGTTTTCGTCAAACAACCGGTCCGTTTCTTTTTGGAATTCCGGATCCTTCGATCGTTGTTCAAGGTTGTTTTTTTGTGATTCAATTGTCTTCCTGGAAAGATCCGCCGCGATTTTGGATCGGTATTTTTGATAGGCGGCGAAAACGGTCGTCAAGTAAAGCGCCGAAAACCGGCCGAAATGATTCAATTCAACTTCAAATTTTCCATTCAAAGCCAATTCGAAGGCGATCTTGATTTCTTCCGGCGCGTAATTCTTCAAATTTCCGCGAATGAAATTGATCAAGACGGTCTTTTCGATTTCCGTCGGTATCTGATCGGACCGAAGACCGATCAACGTGAAGACGTATCGAAGCGCTTGTTTGATCGGTTCGTCGTTTTCAATGTCGCGGATCCTGGTCGGCGATTGTATCGCGGCGACAATTTCAGAATTCGCGAAGCCGTTGTTCGAAGTCTTTGTTGATATTTCCTTCATTGTTTTCTTTTTTTAACCAATTCCGCGCCGTCAAATACGCGCTTTTGTATTTCTTTAAATTTCGAAAATTTTCCATTCGGTTGAAAATGTCGATTGTTTTTTCGTTTCCGAAATCGGCTTCCAGGCGTTCGCAATCACGGAAGGTCAATTGACTTTTTAATTTCAATATTTCCGGGCAATTGTCACGAACGTATTTTTGCAAAAGGTGTTCTTCACTTTCTTTTTTATATTCTTTTTTCTTTATTGAAATAGAAGAAGAAGAAGAAGGGGTTGTCTTTTGCTTCCCGGTTTGGTTGTCGTTTGCTTGCGTTTTGCTTGCGTTTTGCTTAACCAAATTAGGATTTCCGCCTTTTCGACCGGATTCGGCCCGGACCTTAGACAATCGGGCGTCTTCGACCATTCTTTTACAAAAATATCGGCCTTTTTCGTCCATTTTTAGGACGCCGAAACGCGTCAATTCATCGAAGACTTTTTTGAATCTTTTTTGACTAATTCCGGACAACTTTTGGATTCCTTTTGGATCCAAAAAGTGACCATTTATCGCCAAATAACCAGGCGACGACGACAAAAAAGAGTGACAAAGAAGGTCGATCCATACGCCGCGCGCTTCGGCCGAAACCATGCGAAGCGAAGAATCCGTCAACCAATCCGCCGCGTAAAATTGAAACGCCGGCGCTTTTTTTCGTGAATTCATTTCAACAACCTTTCCGTCTTTTTTTCCGCCTGGATCAAGACTTTGACAAGTGATCGGACCTTCGGCGTCAAAAAGACTTTGTTTCCCTTAACAATTGCCGACAAAAACGGCTTTGAAAATTCTTCATGCTGCCGGTTGAATTCCGCGAACGATCCGAATTCAATCAAGATCGTCCGCCGAATATATTCGCGCATTTTTACCGGAATTCGTGATTCCGGCGACAAGAAGACGTTCAATTCGCGGATCTTGTCAAGCAATTCTTCGCGGTCCTTTTGCCGCGTTCCGTTCAACGTTCGATAAATGATCCAGGCGTCAAGCGGTTGTTTGCTATGATTCGCAAACGCCGCGACGGATCCAAATTTCGAAACGATTTGTTCGGTCAATTTATTCGCCTTCATTATTTTTGAAAATTACGGTTTGCGGAACAGAATCAACGGTGATTTCGTTCAACCTGGAATCAATTATTTCAATTGCGCCTTTTCGCGTTTCACCTTCGGCGAATTCTTGAAGCGCTTCCGGATCCTTGAAATTGGAAACGAATTCTTTCAAATCTTTGATTGTAACGTCCGAAGACTTCATTTCCGGTTGTTCGTCCGTGTTTTCGGTTTGATCGCCGGAAATCGCTTCTTTTTGGCCTTCCTGGTCGTTTTTCAATTCGTCCGCCTTTGCTTTGACCAATTTCAAGAAGTCGCCTTCGCTTTGTTTCAATTTATTCGCCTTCCAAATCGACGCCAATTCGTCGCGATCCTTCGCCGTTTTGACTTGTTCTTCCGGCGTCACAAAGGATTCCTTCAAAGATTCGATCGCCTGGTTCATTTTCTTATTGTCCGTTTTGACCGGTTCTTTGACTTCCTGGAAGGAATCGAAGCGTTCTTCTTGTCCGATTTCTTCTTTCGTGTACGGTAGGCCGCCGAGTTCGTCCGAGAAGCACAACCGGAAACCTTGTGAAATCGCAACCTTCTTGATCATTGTGATCGGCTTTTCCGACCAAAACTTTGTCAATCTTCCGTCGCGCGTTCGTTGGCAATACTCGGAAAAATAGACTTCATGTTCAAAAGGGTGAAGGAAGTCGGACCGGTGAATCGTGACGATCGCTTTTAGCGTCGCGGATCCTGGATTCTTCTTGTCGAAGGTTCCTTCCGTTGTGACCTTCCAACCGGAAAGACGGCCGGATCGTTCCGCTCTCTTGATATAGGTTTCGTAACCGACAACGATCGAAAAATTGTTTCCGTATTTCGACGCGTAAATTTCGCGCTTGAACGGATTCAATCCGAACGCGGTTGATATAGATATAAATTGATCAATTTCGATTTCAGTCAAGTGACCGACCAAATTCGCGGCCCGAAGATATTTTTTCAACGTTTCCGCTTCGACGATTTGAACGCCGTTTGATTGTTCGATTTTTTTATTCATTGTTTTCGATTTTTTTACAAATATAATTATTTAGGGAAGGTGAATTCGACGGTTGTTGAAGAAGTTTTGATCGGTTGAACCAGGTCAACGATTTCACCGTCCGGAATCAATATTTGTTCGGTTCCTTTGACGGTCTTCAATCGCGCTTCAAGATCTTTCCGGTCTTGTTGCACCTTCTTGAATTCTTCATTCAATTCGTTCCAAATTTCGCAATTCGAATAATCGTATTTGACGCCGGCTTCCTTTGTTCGGATCTTGACGCCGTTGATTGTCGCGCCTTCTTTGCCGTATTTGTCAAGTTCGTCGATTGCTTCTTCAAGAAGCGCTTTTTTTGCCGCTTCAAGCGCCTTTTTTAGAAATTCGATCCGGACGATCACGTTCGTCGGATCTTCGATTCCGGCGCGAACGCCAGCGGTGATATTGTCGGACAATTTTGAAATTTCTTCTTTTGACAAGATCACGTCGTTGATTGTTTCAATTGGATTGTTCATGATTTCGATTTTTTAATTGTTCTATTTCTTGTGATTGTTGTTCAATTATATAAACTTGTTTTGCAATTTTTTTCTTTTGTTGTGTTATTATGATTTCTTTTGCCTTCTTTTCCATTATGCAATTGTGCAACCTTTTTGCACAACCTTGACCGTATGTTTCATGTCTTTGCACCTGGAATTCTAATGATTCAATTTTTTCCTTAAGACGTTGTAATTCTTTTTCAATAGGATTGTTCATGATTTCGATTTTTCGATTTTGGTTTGTAATATGGAAAGAAGCGTCGATCGCAATTTTGACGATTGTTCGTTTTTTTGCGTTTGTTCGATCCAAAAAGTTAATTGTGATAGTTTTATTCGTTTCATGTCGCGGACGTTCGGAATCGCGTTCATTTTGATCGTGACGAAGTGTTTCAAGAAGTCGCGTTCCTGGTCAATAAGATCCGGCCAAATGTCGGCAACCTTTGCGCCTTTGTTCGTTTTGTTGATCCTGGTCCGTTTTCCGTCCACAAGTGAAAATTGATTATTTTTGTACGTGTTCATTCTTTTTCGATTTTTAGAGTGAATAATAGCAAAGGCCGACGATCTGCGCGTCGGCCTTTTGTTATGAATCAAGAAGCGTTTAAAACGCCGGAAAAATGTTCGCGGACCTTCTTGTTCAATTCAGAAAAGATCTTATTTTGAATCGAATCTAATTCCGCGAATTCGCAATATTTTTCAACGTGTTCTTCAACGTGTTTGTCGATGATAATATCAATCGGCGTTCTTGAAGTCGAATGATAATGCGGACAATGATCAAGAATGTCAAAGGCCAATTCGCCGTCTTTCATAGGTGAAAACAAGAAATTCGACAATTGTGACTTGACTTGATTGACAACCGGTTCGAAGCAATAGTCGAAACACAATCTTTGTTCTTGTTCGGCGTTCATACGGTCAAGCAATTCTTTGATTTCTTCGCGTGTCGCTTGTCTTCGGGTTAAAACGTGTGCATTGTCTGATTTTCTTCTAACGGTGAACGAACGCGTCGCGTCTGAAAACGTAATACAATGATCGTTTACCAGGTCAAATAAATATTCTTCGCCGTTGTGATATGCGTTTGATTCTGCGATATACGTTTTCGCGTCGGCGATAAAGTGATCACCTTTTTGAATTTTATAAATAGAAATTTGTTGCGATTCGATCATAAATTTTCCGTAAATGATTTTGTGAACCATAGGCGGCGAAACCTTTTCTTCTTCGGTTGTTGCTTGTTCGTTTGGATTGGATTCAAGCGCTTTTTCTTGTTTTTCCTTTAGATCTTTTTCAATCGGCGCGATTTCGTCCTTTGTCACGTATGCGGCCGGATATTTTTTCCGACATGTAGATCCGACGCAAAACGCGCCTTGTGATTCTTCACCAATTGAAAGAAGATCAAGTTCCGAGAATCCAGGAAGAATAACTTCCGGGCCTTGAATCGTTTCGATCCAATATTTCGGTTTGTCGGAAAGACCTTTTCCGCAACATGCACAAAATTCCGTGTGACCTTTTGCCGCCGCTAATTGTTCATTATGTTCAATTTTTTCTTGATCGTTCGCCTTCCAATCAATCGGCTTCAAGTCTTCAAGCGTCAAAGTGATTTCGCCTTCGGTTTTTACAATCAAACAACCGGAATAAAAGGTTGAATGAAGTTTTTCTTCCTGGTTAGTGTAAGAAGCGAAGAATTTCTTTGCGTCTTCAACTTCGTAATGTTCGCCGCCGATATTGGCCCAATAAACGCGATCGCCGTAATCGTTTTGTTCGTTTAATAATCCGACCAATTCGGAAACCGTTTTCCATTCCTTGACGAATTCTTCCGTCGGTTCTGTTGGCGTGTCTTCGATTTCTTGTTTTTCGATTGTCGTTTCTTCCGGACGACGTGTTCCGGAAGAAGTAAACTTATCTGAATACTGATCAATCATGTCCGCCGAATTTTTAAGGCCTTCACGATCCATTTTGTGATATGTTGACCAATCTTCGCCTTTGTACGAAATCGTGTAATAGATTTTTGAATAGTGCGTTTCTTCGGTAACTTCAATTTTTTCTTGAACGATTCCAATTTGAACCGAACGGCCGCCGGGCGTCGTTGAATCAATTGTTTTCGTCGTTGTTGTTGTTCCGCTAATTTTTTCGATTGTCGTTGTTAAATTTTTCATTTTTTCGATTTTTTCTTCTTGTTCGATTTTTTCTTCTTGTTGTTTAACTATGTAATTTTCACCAAAAGATTCACGTCTTCCGTTTGGGCCTATTGAAAAATAATTTGTTGTTTGAAATTTTTCCGAATCTTGTTTGATATCTACGAATAGCGTTCTATTGATTTTTTCAATTTCCATTGTGACCGTTTCTTCCGATTTCACGTTGATCCAAACGTTCAAAATTGAACATATTTTTGACCATTGTGACGGCGTAATTTTGACATATTTTGAAAGATCGTCGTTCAATTTCCATGATTTACGATAACCAAAGTAACCTAATTTGTCGATTTCGCCTTCGTAACTTACTGTAAATGAGTGCTTTAGACTTGAATTTTCCATTTTTTCGATTTTTTGTTCTTGTTTCATGTTGTAATGTTACGGCTTTTTTCAATACGCGTTACAAAAATTGAAACTTTTTTTTCGTTTTTGTGGAAATTAAGCACAAAAAAAGCGTTCCGAAGAACGCAATTTTTGTCAAAAGAAGAAGTTTATTTCAGTTTATTGCTCAATATCGAAGTGCTTCAAAATGAAATAAAGTAGTACATGAGCAATCAAGGCCGAAGGAATCAACCAAAAGAAGGAAAGATTCCAAAAATACCAATACACAACAAAGACCAGGTTCGCGACATAAACGTTCATGCAAATCGTACAAGCGCCAAGCGGTTTATACAGAAACCGAAACGGATTCTTCTTGTTCTTGTAAAAATATTTGTTCAAAAACCGGATCCAAAAGGCGAAGATATTTCCTTCGCGAAACGTGTAATCCAGGAAGAACGAAGCAAGCGCCGAAACCAATCCGACAAGACCGGCTTCAAAAACCGGCCGGAACCAATTGAAATCTTTGACGAAAAACGTCGCCGTCAAACCGGCCAAAATTCCAAGAAGGAAGAAGGCCCAAATTTTAAAATTTTTCATTTTTTTTTTTAACAATTTCCAACTTCCGACCGGACCAAGAAAACGCAAGCGCCGCCGGGTGAAGTGATATAATTGAATCCTGGTTGCGGCGTACAAGGCGCGATTTGTGGAACCTTAATTTTGATTTTGATTTCGCCGGATTCGGTGAAGTTATTTGTCAATACAATGTCGGCGCCGCCGGCAAACGTCACCGTTTCACGGACCGTCAATCCGCGCGAAGTTATTTCGAATATATAGTCGCCGTCACAATACGCGACGACGCCGAAATCAATCACGTCGCCAGGTAGAAAACAACCTAAATCTTCATTACAATTACAATTCATTTTTTTCGTTTTAAGTGATTTTTGTTGACGCGCTAAATTCGGATAATTGAAGAATTTGACCTTCAATGAAGGCGACGTCCGGAAAGTCGTTCGCCTGGAAGACAACGTCAAGCAAACGCGTAATATTTGAATTTTCGTCCGTCCAATGAATGATAACTTCAAACGTGTGATTTGAAGCGTAAAAAAAGAATTGATCGACGGTCCAATCCGGATTGATCAACGCGATTCCGTCGGCGGTCGTATAATTGGCGTTTAGCTTGTATTTGTTGAAGTGCGACATGTTTACAAATTTACAAATTTTGCGGAATAGGATCTTTCAAATCAATCACGTCGCCGGCCGTCGTTTCAATTTCTGACATGGAAAACAAGGTCGTCTTCATTTCTTCGATTGAATCCATAAGCGGCGCAAAATCGGCGATCCTGGAAGCCGGCGGAATTTTGACTTCGATCGCGTCTTCTTTTGTCAAATAAAAATCAATTTGAACGGCGGATTCATTTTCGATCAAATTTTGTCCGATCAACGGTATTACGAAGAAGTCCAAATTGTGACCTTGTGGATTTTTGATTCCGGTATTTTCTTTGAAATATGCTTCCATTTTTTTGAATTTACATTGTTCTTAAAATTATTGCGGATCTTGTTGAAGTGCTTGTAATTTGCGCATTACCAAAAACAAATAAAGTCGTTGCCGACCTTTCAAAATACCTTGTATTTGTACGCATTGTGCAAGAACTTAAAGTGGTTGAAATAGATGCATGTTTCAAATAAGCACTATTAAAATAAGTAGTTTGGCTATTGGCAGGAATCGAATTTATTTCGTGAATTGCGGCGATACGATAATCAGAATAACCGTATATATTCAAGGAATTAGCCATTCCTAAGTTTTGGTTATAAGTGCCATTCGTGATTGTACTATTTGTGGCAACAGATATATTTTGATTTATCCATTCAAGGCCGGTCAAATGATCTTGCGTCAACCAACGACGATCATTCAAGTCGCCGACAACGGCGTTCGCCCAATCTTGTCCGCCGTTTCCGTCGGTGAATCTGTTTTTGTTTCCGTGAATATTGTTATACAAAAGCGTTTCCGAATTCAAATCCGTTTCGTCAAGCGCTTGCATTGTTCCCGGACCTTGTGAATACCCGGTTGTGTATGTTCCGGCCTGGTATTGCCAACCGTCGTCAAAGGTTCGATAACTTGTAGATAATCCGAAACGCGGCGTCGGTCTTGCGTAAATTGTCGCGCCGCTTCCAGGCGTGCAAATAACGTCCGTGTTCGCCGGTTGTGTGAACGTGGATCCGTCGCAATCGGTGATTTGAATATCCGGCGCAACAAATGTCGATCCACAATCTATTGATTGACTGAAAGATCCGTCCGAATTTTGATAGTTCGCCGAAGCGCCGCCGGAAATCGCCGTCGGCCTGGTATCGCAAACAACCGACATGTCAATCGACAAATCAAAGTCGATCGCGACAAACGTCAAATTCTTGTCGAATTTTTTCGGCTTCGGTGATTCTTCCTTCAATACTAAAAAGGAATCAATCAAGGATTGACGAACAATGATCCGGCCCGATTTGATTCCGGATCCGCGTTGAATTCGATATTTCAACAAAGCGGTTCGGATCTTTGCTTCTATATTGTACGGATCACAAGGTCGATCCAGGACGGCAACAATTCGAATCGGCGAACGTTGTTCAAGAAAGTTTTCACAAGATCCGGTTCGTCGATCTTCGCCGGCGTCTTCGTAAAAAATATAATCGTCGCGCCAACGCATATAAAAAAAGCAACCGTTTGAATCACTTATTCCGCCGAAGGCGCGTTCGTTTCCGTTGATTTCGATCGGTATTGTGACGCGTCCTTCTTCGTCCTTCCGGGCGTCCAAAATAAAGCGATCAAAGTCGTCAACTTCGTGAAGAATCAAATCGGCGATTTCCTTGAAAATTGGATCCATTGTCAAATATTTTTAAATGCCGAAATTACGACGTCCGTGACCAGGTCGTCAAAGTATTGTTCAATCTGAATCAATTCGCCGGCCGTTGGTTCAAAGATAGTCTTTTTCCGCCGTTCTTCATTTCCGCGCGCCTTGACATAATCGGTATTGTTTACAATCGCAAGAACGGCTTCGTTTCCGTCTTGAACCGTTTTAAAAGACCGGATCAAATCGCCTTTGAATTGTAAATCAACATAGCTTGTTTGATTTCCGCGTTTTTGTCGGACCTTTGACCAGGCCTTCGAATAGGATCCGATTTTCGATCCTTGTTGATCAAGACCTTTATTAAAGATCCGCGCCTTCATTAATCCTTCAAGGCGTTTTCCGGTCAATAACAATAAGACCGATTTTTGGCCATTTACGGCCGCCGTGACGGTTTGAATTCGGTTCTTCAATGTATTTAGATCCGTTGCCATTTTTAGCGCTTTATTTGCTTGATAAAATATCCAATCGTCAAGGCCAACAAACAAACGCCGACGACAATCACGATCCAAATTCCGGGACCGTCCATGAATCCGGTGATCCTGGTTTCAATGTTATTCGTGACTATTTCTTTTGTCACCGTCACCGTGTCCGGCGGACATTCGGCCGTTAAATAGATTGAATCGCCGGGCAATTGCAAATATTTGATTTTGATTTGTGTTTCCAGGTCATGAAAAAACATTGTATCGCGCGTGATTTCCTTTGTCAATTGAACGATCGTGTCGAATTTCGTTGTTTCCGTGTAAACGGTTGTATCACGAATGATCGTTTCTTTTTGGATCACCGGCGGAAATCTTTGATTGCATTTTTTCGCCGTTATACAACCGGACAAAATCCAGGAAGCAAAGAATAAAACGACGATATTTTCAATCCTTCTTTTCAATCTTTTGGTTCTTGTACGCGTCAATTTTTTTATAAAAGAATTCCGCAAATCCGGCCTTGATATAACCGAGCAAAGACAAATTTTTGATCAACGATAAAAGGTTCACCAATACAAGCGGTACAAAAACGCCTTCGTTCAACCAAAAAAGGGCCGCACTTGCTTTGCTCAATTGCATTGAAAAGTACAAAAGCGCCGTGTGTGAAATCAAGGTCCAAAATACGCGGATCGCTTTTCGCGTTTCAAATTTGTTGTTCTTGAAGGCGATCACGATTCCGGTTGCGTAATCGGCCAATATTAATACAATAAGCGCATAATAAGACGCCGCCGGATATACGATCCAATTTTCAACGCATGCCGAAAGACTTCCAATTGAAAACGCGGACAACCAAATAATCAAAGGTTGTTTTAGATGAAGCGAACAAACACTTTGAACCGTGTCGGCGATTTCTTGAATTTGTTCATTTTCCGCAAGCGAAGATTTGATTTTCATTTCCTGGTTGTTTTCGGCCGCGTGAAAACCGTTCTTGATTGTTTAGTCGAACGCGGTTTCGCCGTCGGTCGCGGTTTTGAATTTTTTCCACATTTAGAACATGCCATTTTTCACGATTTTTTAAGGTGTTGATTCAAAGTATTTCGATTGATTGCAAACGACGCAAACTTCGTCGATCCTGGATAACAAAGACGGAATCGTCGCGATCGTTGTTTTCAATGCTCGTTTATATTGTCTTTCAAATTCGTCAAGAAGAAATTCTTCCGTTCCGTCGTCGATCATTGTGACCGAATTCAACCGGTCCGACGCGATCCATTCTTTGACGATTTCAATTCCGGTTTTGTATAGTAAAGGAAGCGCCAAAGAAGACGAAATCAAGCAAACAAGTTCTTCATTATCGCATTGTGCCAATGCGTTGACCGAAAGACCGAAAGAAGACGTTGACTTTGATCCGCCGGACCAACCGTGACCGATCATGAATTCGGTTGTCCTGGAATAACAATGGCAACCGTTTTTAATTTGTCCGTCGCGCGGTGTGACCGTTGCGTCTTCCATTACAACAAAGACTTCATTTGTTTCCGATACGTAATCCGGGCGCAATTCCGCGCGGCCGGAAGCGTCGGTCGTGTAATCAATCAACGTCGTCAAGGATCCGTCAAGGATCTTGACTTGTCCGGCGTGAAGCGTTTCTTGTATATCAACGGTGATCGAATCAATCCGGATCTTCAAAAGTCTTGAAGATCTTGATTTGATTTTGACGCCGCGTTCGGTTGCGCTTTGTGACAAATACGTCGTTTTGAAGTGACCGACCTTGATTTCGTCGATCAATGAATTCATTCTAAAAAAAGGAAGAAGCGCGCCTTGAATGTCGTTGAAAATAGTCTTTGCGGCGAAATCGCGTTTTGCCTGGATCAATTGAATTCCGGAAATATATCGGTTGTCCGCAATTCCGGAAGCCATTTTCAAGTTAATTCCTTCCAGGTCTTCGACATAAAAACCGGAAGTCGAAGTCGTTCCGGTGCATTTTATTCCGACCAAATTTTCAAGACAATTCATGTCGCCATTATTTTAAACGTTTCATTAATGTATTTGATCGCTTCAAAGTGACCTTTTGCGATTGTTTGCGATCCTTCTTCCGCCATGCAAAAGGTGGCGTCTTTAAGATTTGTCATGAATCCATTTTCCGTAAGTACGGCCGGACAAGAAGTTTTCCGCAAGACGTAAAAATCCGAATCCTTCGCGCCGCGTTTTCGAAGATCGGTTGAAGCAACGATTTCTTCGTTGAAGACCTTCGCCAATTTTGCGCCGATTGTTGACGTTGGGTAATAGTGCGCGGACGTTCCGTTCGCCGAATTCCAATCGCCGCCGTACGCGTCATGATGAATAGATAAATAAATACATTGATTGCCTTCCTTCTTTTCGATTGCCGCAATCCGATTCGCTAAAACGACGCGATCTTTCAACGGCGTATCGTGCCAAGTCGGAACCAAATTCGTGAACATGATTCCGGCGTCGGTCAACAACAAAGACAAATAATTGACGACGGCGCGATTTCGAACGCCTTCAATCAAGACTTGACCTTCGAATTCGTTTCCGATCGGAAATTCCGGTGAACGTTTTCCAGGCGTCACCGGTTCACAATTGAACGGATCAATTGCGCCGTGTCCATTATCCAATAACCAATGAATCAATTTTCTTCCGTTTGTGGTTCTTCTTTTGGTTCTTCTTCGGTCTTTTTAGCCGCTTTTCCGGCCTTTTTAGACGTTTTCTTCTTCGTTGTGGCGTCTTCACTATAAATGAACAAATAATCGCCCTTAACGCCTTGTAATTTATCGACCTTTATGAATTCGAATCTTTCAACCGTTGCTTCGATCGAAGATTCGATCACCTGGTTGACCTTCATTCTTCGCCAACCGTTCAAGAAAACAACGACGACGCCTTCGTTCGATCTGATCAATTCCTTCCAATCGTCGGCGACAATCTTTTCGTTTTGATTGATTCCGATTTCGTGAAGACCGGCTTTGCTTCTTTCCTTGTTCACGTCTGCCAATTTTCCGCCTTGAATCAAATTTGCTTCAAGTTTATCTTCCAATGAAGCGGCGGCCAAAATTTGAAGATCGAACATTGATCCGACCGAATAATCAAGATAATTGACGGCCGTTTTTAGTTTCAAATTGCTTGCTTGAAGCAAAGGTTCATTTCGAATCATTTTATTTCGTCTTTAAGTGATGAAAAACCGGAAGTTTTGCCGGATCCTTTTGGTCCAAGATTAATCTTCGGCGTTTTTACTGTGATTGTTCCGTTTGAATTCCTGGTTTGATTTTGCCGTCTTTTTGCAACCGGTGAAGAAGAAGTCGTTCGAATTGTTTTTTTGTCTTGCAATTGTTTTGATTGAACGGATTCTTTTTTGATCGCGGCTTCCTTTTCGGATTCGGCTTGATCATTTTTCACGATCGGTCCTTCGGCCTTGTTGTTCGGATCGTCAACAACGTTTTGTTCTTTTCTTTTCGGTTCTTCGTTTGTTTTCTTTTTTGCCATAGTTCAAAAATAAGAAAAAAAGCCGGCGTTTGAATTTCTTCAAAGCCGGCCTTTTTAGATGAACATGTATAAATTAAAGTATTCCGTCAAGATCAACCGAAGCCGGGACATTCATAAGAATATCATTCCAAGTGATCGTTCCGTCGAAAAACGTGTTTCCGGTGTCGTTGTCTTCGATTACTTCGTCGATTTCAATTTGAAAATCCGTCACCGGGCCGTAAACGTATTGATCGCATGTGTAATAAGCGAACAAAAAGTTTTGCGGTTGTGTCAAAATTGAATTCCAAAAATCATACGCCAACGATCCGCCGGGCGTCACCGTGTCTGTATTGTAATCCTGGAAAGTGATTGACTTTTCCGCGCCGACAACGGCTTCCGGTTCACAAGACGCGATTCGCTTCTTTGTGAATGATCCTTTCGGTTTTTGTGCTAAGACAAGACCGGATCCGACAATGTCGCCGGCGGTGATTGCCGTCGTCCATTCTGCCGTGTCGGTGATGTCGGTAAATGTATAGTCACACTTAATGAAGGCGAATTTTTTTATTCCGCCTGGTCTGCTGATGATTCCGCACCCGCCGGAATAACTATCCGGTAACGTGGGCGCGCATGCGCTGGGACAAATTGCCATAATTGCTAAATTTTAAAAGGTTAATAAATTACGGACAAGCAACAATCGTCGAACAATCGGACCAATTGAAGGTATAATTTACACCGTTCAAATCGTCGCCGGCTGCAAACGCGTTCGCCGGAATAAATTCAAGCGAAAAATGTACGTAAAACTTGATTGACCAAGCGTCCGCGCAATCGTCGTAATGAATTTTTAAATCATACGTCAAACCGGTGAACGGATCCGTGATCGTTCCGTGTTCAAATACGTCGTTTGATTTCGCGTAATCACCAAGATATTCGTTCCAAGTAACCAATTGAACGGCGCCGGGCGCTAATACGATAAATTCGTTCGCACCGATCGCACCTTCAACAAAGCGGTCGTAATAATATTGATAATCCGTCCAACGTGCCATGTCAACGCCGACATCGTTACAACAAGCAATTTGATTCACCTTTGCGAACAAATCCAGGTTTCCGCCGCCGACCATAATAGGCGCGCCGCTTGCGGACGCCTTGTCGTATTCGTGGCGAATTTGCGCCGTCGCGATTCCGCGTGAAGCGTTCGTCGTATCTTCAAACAATTTAACTGTTTTCAAGGCGGTTCCGTCTGCAAAATTTCCGAAATTCGTCGCTTGTAATCCGAGCAAATGTTGATTCAAAGTAACGTTGACGGCGTTCATTTGTCCCATGAGAACATTTGAAACCCAAACGTCGTCCGCTTCACAAAGTTTTCGCATTTCTTGTTCATTGAACAACAAACCGGCGCTTTGTACGGTGTCGGTTATATCAACGATCTTTTCAAGCGGCGCCGGTTCTTCGGTTGTCGCACAATCGCGAATATCACCGTTGATCGTCGCGTTTGTTCCGCGCTGATAATAGTCAATTTGAACCATTCGTTTTTTTCCGTTCGTTGGAACCGGAATCATTTCGACGCCGGAAAGATTTGCTTCGGAAAGAAGCGCTTCCATGTAACCGACGCGGTCACGTTTTAACGCCGGCGCGTTTTGCCCGGCGGTTCTGTTTAGTGTCGTTTGTAATTTTTGACACAATCCTTCTGTGTAGGCCATTTTTTTAAATGTTAATTAAAATAATAATGAATTGAATTTTCGCCTTTTGCGAAGCGAATCGCCGGATTGCGTTTTTGATCAAACGATCGACGCCGCCGCGCCCGAATTTTTTTTCAACGTGGCAAACCGTGTCGCCGCATTTCCGCCAAATTTTTAGCGTTTTGGTTCGCCTTTTCCATTCCGCGAAGATTGAATTTCACTTCGGCGCCTGGATCCGGCGTTCCGGTTGTTGTCTTTGCTTCCGTCGTTCCGGTTTGGGCCGGATCGCCGTTTGATTGCTTGACAACGTTCATCGAAGACAATTGTCCGTCGATAATTTCTTCAAAAGTCAACGCCTTTGTTCCGTCACTATTTAACGGCTTCAAACCGTCTTTTGTTTTGATCGTCAATTGATCGGATTCGTCCAATTCGACGACAAAGTCGTTCAAGTGCTTGTTTAAGGCCGGAAGAATCACTTCGGATCCGACAATCAAGTTTTTCTTCGATAGGACGTCACGAAGCGCCAAATCGCGCCGAAATCGTTTGATTTCCTGGTTCGCTTTGTTTCGTTCGGCCGGAAGAATTTCTTCTTCGTAATTCTTGATTGATTTGTTCAATTCAAGAATCTTTTGTTGCAATTCTTCCGACGTGGATCCGGCTTCTTTTCGGATCTTGTCGGAAGCAACGTCAAGAATTTCTTCGAATTTTTTTTCGCGCATGTCTTCGGCGGACAATGCAAAGGCCTTCTTGATCTTGTGTTCCATTTTGGAAAGTTCGGTTCCGCGTACTTCGTCGCGAATTTTCTTGATCAATTCCGGATCATTTGCGGAAAGTGACTTTTGATTTGTGACGAATCCTTTGACCAGGTCGTCAACGTTTAGATCTTCGGCCGGTTCGTCGGTTGATATTGCGGAAATCGTGTCGTTTGATACGCCGATTTTCGTCAAAAAGTCTTTTGTCAATTCGTTCATTTCGATTTTTTTGTTGTCAATTCTGATTTTCTTTTTTGTGCTGCCTTCAAGACCGTTTTTCGCGATTCGCCGTCGATTAATACGTCAATCGCTTTTTTCGTTGTTGCCTGGTCGATTGCTTCGATCATTTCGGCGGCGGATCGTTTGCCGTCTTTGTTTTTGTCAACTACCGGAATTTCTGATTTTTCTTCTTTTTTGACTTGTAAGTCTTTTTTGACTTTTGGTTTTTGGATTTCTTCGAGTAGTTCATAATCCTTTCTTTTTCCGGCCGCGACAAGACCTTCATAAGTTCTTAAAGGAATTGAAGAAATTCGTCCGGTCTTTATGTTCAAAACTTTGACTTTCTGCATTTTTCGAATTTTCACAAAGTTACAAAAATTTTCTTGTTCAAATGTCTTCGGCTTTTTGCGTTCCTTTTGGCGGTTCGTAACCTTCGACCGGTTCGCCGTCCACAAAAGGAAGCGTCAAATCCGGAATCAAATTTCCGTCTTCGTCGGCCATGTCTGCGAATTCGATTTGTTGGAAATCAACTTGAACGATCAAATTCATGATTTGTTCGTCGGTATATAGGCCGCGAACATTGAACGGATTTTCCGCGCCTGGATTCGCCTTCATATATTTTGTGATTGTTTCTTCAAATTCTGCTTGAATCATTTCAAATATTTTTTTAATCGTTTGTTTTTCTTGATCACTTCTTCGGAAAAATAATCTTGCATTTGTTCGAACAATTCCGGGAATTCACTTTCGAAGACAATGTTTCCTTGAAAGTAATTTTCGGCGGCGTGTGCATACCATTCCATCGGTGTCATAGCGCCGCGCGCATAGGACCAATATTTTTTTGCATGTCCCCAACCGACGCGGCCGCGTGTCAACGCCGCGATCGTGTCCGCATAACTTCCGACCATTTCGCCGATTTCGTCGCGTGTATAAATGTCTTTGTATTTTTCGAAATACTTGTTTTCCAATGTATTGAACAAAAAGTCTTTCGGATCCAAACCTTTGAACGACGGATCTTCCGCAATTTTTTTCTTCAATTCTGCGATTTCTTCAACGTTCATCGCCGGTATTTTTGATGTTTCAACGCGAAATTTTTTGTTTTTTGCAAGCGCTTTTTTCACTTTTTTTTGTGATTCTTTGAACGCCTTGATTGTCGGTGAATCTTGACTTTCCGTGATTGAATAATAGTTTATTTGATCGTTTTCAAAGTGTGAACGGTGCGCGAATTCGTGAATGATCACTTTGTTTTGTGATAAAATTGAATTTTTGTATCGGTCCGATTTCAAAACGACGGTGACTTGTTTGTTTACCGGTGAATAAAAAGATCCGCCTTTTGCATTTGCCGACGGAACATTTGCCCGGCCATTGTCGGACAAAATGAAAACTTGATCCGGAACCTTGTTTCCGATCAAATTTTTCGGCGTCAAAGGTGAATTTCCATAGGTCAAATTCAATTCTTTTTGCGCGCGTGTTTCCGAAGTAAGCAATTGTTCACGTGTTGGCGTTTCCGCCTGGTCCGCTTCTTCGGCCGTTTCTTGTTGGTCTTTTTTCAACCGTTCTTTTTCGCGCTTTGTCATTTTGAACGGTATCGCCTGGTGACGGCAATTGTAGCCGCCGCGATAAATTGCGAAATTGTCCGCGTTCGTTCCTGGAATCATGCCTTGACCGTTTGAAAAGGCCGACGAAATCAACGTCGGAAGATCTTCTTTCAACAATACTTCCATTGAAACCCATTTTCGACATTGTGAACGCGAATCGTCGATCAAGGATCCAACGTATTGAAACGCGTCAAGGCCGAATTCGTCGGCAATCCGGGCGTTCACGGTTCCGTCGTATTGATTCAGCGCGTCGCGTGTGACTTGTCCGACGTATCGTTCCAGGCCGCCAAGACGCGCGGCGTCGCCTTCAATCATGCTTCGAAGCGCTTGTTCAACTTCGGTCGAATTTGCACCGGCGACAATGTTTTTGAACAATTCTTGACGGACCGGTTCAATAAATTCGGTGTCCATTCCGGCGCCGGTCAAACCGTTTAGCGTGTCTTGTGTGAATTGTTGCTTTGCCGGATCGACAAGATTCTTCAATTCTTCCGGATCAATGTCGTTCAATTTTGAATGAATTTGCGAATTCAATTCCGTGACCGTGTCGAAGTTTTGAAGGTATTTTGAAACCTGGTCCGGATAGGTTGATCCTTGAAGCGTGTCGATCATTATTTGATCAATTTCATTGACTAAATTGACGTTTGTTTCGTCAAAGTCAAATTTGCCGCCGGTCTTGTTCATTTTCGACAATTGATCCTTGACGGCCTTGAAGATCTGTTTTTCGTAACCTGGAAGACCTTTTAAAATCGCTTCTTCGGCCTTTGTGATCGTCGAAGCGTTCTTCTTCAATAGACGAATAATCGAAGGATCTAAGGCCATTTATTAAAGTGTTTCTTGTGGTCCGGTTCCGGATTCAACCATTTTCGCCGCCGTTGCGAAATCAATTCCGTAAATGGATTGAAGAATCGTTTCGCCGGATTCTTCGGTCATTGATCCTTCGGAAACGGCCTTGTTGATTTCGATAATTCCTTGAACGCCGCCGACGGATCCGCGAATCCTGGATTGTGCTTCAAGTTTTCGTTCGTCTTCAATGCTGATCGAAGGCGCTTGATCATAAAATTGAACAAGACCTTGTTCCATTCTTGCAAAGATCACGTTCAACGAATTTTCAAGAAATTCGGTTCCTTCCGAAGAAATAATTTCGTTCAATACCTTATATGCAAATAATGATTTGACAATATCTTGCTTTTTAATCGTTCCATTCGCAAGTAAAATCGCTTTGTCGGCCGTTTTAACGTGATAAATTGGATCGAAGGCAACCAAGACTTCAACCATTCGAGTTATTGCCTTATTTCCGCTAAATCGTTTTTTTGCAAGATCCTTCGCCGCTTCAACCTGGAAGGCAACCGGCGCGTTCTTGTCGGACAATTGATTTATTTCTTCGATCAATCCTTCTTCGGTCTTTGTTCTAAAAGAAATCGGCTTGATCACAACCGGATCGACCGGATTGTTTATTTCCCGGTATTTTTCCAGGTACAACAAAGACTTGAAAATTATTTCGTCGAAGACATTGTTAGAAATCTTCGTGATCATCGCGTCCGATTCTTCGCGGTCGATTTCCTTCGCTTTGCCGGATTGACTTTCGTCGGTGAAAACCAGGTGAAGCGCGTCTTCGGCTTTTCGAAGAAGTGTTTCCCATGCTTCGCCGGAATATTTGATAATATCAACCGGCGGCGATACGAAGCGAACAAGCGGTCCAGGATCGCCGTTGTTGTTTTCAAATACGTTTGATCCTTTTGATCGAACAAAAACGCCGTAAGGGCCGCGCGCGAAGACTTGTCCGGTTCCTTTGCAAACGTCGCAATTTTTGTGACTTTCGGTTTCACGGTCGAAAACGATTCCGTCGCGACAACCTTTTGCGCTACATGTTTCGGCTACTTCTTCACGATACGGAAACGCGGACATTGTCATAACGCCTTGCCAGTCGGAATATTGTCGAATCGCTTCGTTGCCGAACGGTACAAAGGGCGAAAAGTAACTTTCAAAGTAATCTTCCGGCGTCGGATCGCCGCCGTAAACGATCGCCGGAACGGTTCCGATATTGTGTTGATAAACTTCAATCAAATCGAAAGTTTTATCGCCGGAATTGCCGCGTTGAACATGTTCGTAAAAACCGAAGCGCGTCAAGGTCTTGTAAATGTCACCGGACCAAGATTCAACGCCGCCGACGCGGATCTTTGATTTCCTTTTGTCGTCTTTCCAGGTGATCACGTCTTTCGATATATAGTGAATTTGATCGGAAGAAACCAATTCGCCGCGAACGTCTATTTTGACCGAAGGATTGACCAATCCTTCACCGGTCGGAATCCAGGCGACGACGCCGTTCGGATCTTCGATCATGGATCGCAAGACGTATTTTTGAATAAAGCCGATAAAGTGTTCACCTTTGAACGTCGCGCCGGAAAGATATTCGTCCAATTGATCGGAAACCTTGATTGAATAATTCGCGCTTTGAAACATGCGGAATAATTTGTCGATTGCTTTGTTCATAGCGCCTTTTGTGATAGGTTCATAGGCGTTCAACCTATATTCAAAGACTTCTTCGGCTTCATTTGGTCGCCTTGTGTTCAATAACTTTTCCGGAATCGCGCCGCGTGTGTGGACAAACATTTCATCTTTGACCTGGTTCCATTTTCTTTTGATTTCCATTTCCGGAAAACCTAAGAATTCGGCGTGATATTTTTCAATTTCGATCATTTTTTTCTTTTTTATTCACAACTAAAATCCGGGAAGCAATCACAACGTTTCAATTCGGTTTCCAAATACCATTGATTGCCGGTTTCATTATTTTTTTCGACGGATCCTTCCAATTGATATAATTTATTATTTGCGTAAAGATCGCGCGCCGCTAAAATGTTCGCGATCAATTTGACAATTCTTTCCGGTAATCCGTAAGTAGCAAACGAATAAACTTCACAAGTCGAAGACTTCGTCGCTTGAAGATAACGCGTGACAACGGTCTTTTCAATTTCAACGGATTGCAATTCAAGCGCACCCCGAACGCGGTATCGGTTGCGATAGGTGAACGGCGTTCCAACGGACCAAACCGTATCACCGTAAAAATACCCGAAACAATCCAACGTCGAAGCCGGATAAACGCCTTCAAGTAATACGGAAGAATTCAAACAATGATTCAATTGAAACGGTTCGGAACAATATTCTTCCGTTTCGACGCCGAGTTCGTCGGTTGCAAAGGTAAACTTGAAATAAAAACAATGATTTTCGTCAAAATTTCCGAATCCTTGTGTTATGATTGCGCCAACGTCAAAACAAATTTGTTGAATTGATCTATATGTCGAATTTCCTTTGTAATCCGTTAATTCAAAAAGGCCGACGAATTCGCCGCATGTTAAACCTTCGCCGAAAATCGGCGTGTCGTCGCAACAACGTAAAATTTGATAATTCGCAAACGCGGAATTCCAACCAAAGGAACCAGGCGCCGCCGGATCTGTTCCGTTCATGTTGTCCGGTTGCTGAAATTGGACGTGAATTTGATCGTCGGAATTTACGACGTTGAAAAACGGAAGGTCGTTTCCGCACAAATTACAATTCCAGGAATCGCCGCAATCGCACAAGGTCAAACCGTTATTGACAACCAACGTCGGACATATATCGTCGCCGCAATCAAGCAATTCAAGCGTTCGACAACGTGTGAAGGATTCATTGTCGGCGCAATCCGTGTAATCGACGGTTGCTTCACAAAATGCTTTATTTCCGAGAATGTAATTCATTTTTTTATTGTTTTATCACTTTTCCGATTCCGCAAATTTCAAACGTTCCCGGTCCTAATTCGGTCAAATCTACCTTGAAGAACGCGAATCCGGTGACGTTGTCAAAGGTTGAATCAACGTCGAACATTGTGTCCGAAGACAATTGTGTCAACGGTACAAGCGCCGTCGAAGCATAACTTTCTTCTTCTTCCAGGTTGCCGACGCCGAACGGCGTGAAATCAACCGTTGCAATCAAATTCATATTTTCCGGAATTGATTTGTGAACGCGAACGAAAATAAATGTCGTTTTTGTGTAGCAAAACGGACCGGTGATTTCGTCGCCTGGAATCGCCGGATTTGCTTCGTCCGGATAAAAGAATTTGACTTCGTCCAATCCGCGCGGCGTTTCGCCTTCAAAGTCAAAAGGAACGATCTTCGATCGGAAGACTTGAACGGCCTTGAATCCGGAAGATACAAGCGAAGACAAATCAAGCGTCAATTGATATTCGAAGAAAATATCTTGACCGGCCCAATCATACGAAGCGCCAACCGTTGAAATATACGTCGCCGCAAGCGGTCCGGCGTTTGTTCTTGTGTATTTTGTCGTATTGTCCGCGATCAAAACCGAAGCCGGAATCAAATCTTGTTCGTATCGGACGCGCGTTTCAAATGCCGTCACGATCTTCGGTTCGGGCAATTCACCGGATCCGCCGTCGCCAACGATAAAAGGCGGATTCAAATTGTTCCAATTTCCAGGAAAACCGGGCGTTCGTTCGGATCTGTAAGATCCAAAGACAAACGTCGTCGTTTCGCCGGCCGAAGGGAAGTCAATTTCTTCACGATATACCAACAAATCAAGCGATTCAACAAGATCAATCCATTCGCCGCCGGGCCTGGTCCAACCAAGCAAAGGAAGACAAACGTCGCGAAACGCGTCGCCTTTTATGTTCAATTGTGTTTCAATTCTTTCCTTCATTGTCGGCGTGAAGCAATCGTTCTCAAACGTTTGGTTGTAACCTTGAAAGAAATTCTTGAAGTCTAATTCGCAACAAATTTCACCCAATGTCGGTTGATCCGTCACTTCGTAAGGGCCGAAAATGAATGAATTCACCAATCGGCCGCCTTCAACATTTGCGTATGGAATCGCGATCAAATACATTTCTTGTCCAACCGTCAAAGTATTGTTGACGTGCGCGGTCGTTCGATAGGTTAGGCCGCCGATATTTGTCGGCGATATTGAAGGCGATTTCAAGTGATTGTCGATAATTGTGACGCCTGGATCCGTCAAGATAGATCCGCGCGAAGAATCGTAATTGTCAAGAAAATCAACCGAATTGTCGAATCCGGTCGCGTCAATCAACCAAAAGACGCAATTCGACAAAGCGAAAAGCGAATCAACTTCGAATTCGATCTTTGTTTCCGACAAGGTTGAAAAGGTTGTCACCGGTGAACCGGTTCTTTCCAGGTTCAAAACCGGATTGATCATTTCCGAAGGTCCGTTATATAGACCTTTGTTATAAAAACGCGCGGCCGTTTTTACGGATAAAACTTCGTGACATGTAAAAGGAACCGAAGCGCCGGTAACTGGATCCGTGACAAGGATTGAAGGATCCAGGCAATAAAACAAGTGACATGTTTTTTTAAACGGCGCCGTGTTATAGACCGAAGGCGTCGTGTTTGTCAAATTTGTCGTCGCGTTGAAGCTATTTTTCAACAATCGCGCGTTATTTGGAAGCGTCGTCGCGGTCAACCAATTGTCAACGTCGGCGGTCAAGTAGAATTCGAATTCAATTGAAAATTCGTTCACCGTCGCGCCTTCGATAAACGTCGCCGAATAATTCCTTTGACTATTGCTTGAAGCGCCGGCGCCGGTCAATACCATTGAAGCCGATCCGATTCCGGCGAAATATTCAATATAAAATGAAACCGGCGGAATCGAATCAATGATTCCGGAAGGATATTTCGCGGCAAAATCACAAAAGTCGGCGAACATTTCCGGATTGAACCAAATTTCAAAACCGTTCGGCATGCCTAAAACATAGAAGAATTCGAACGTGATCTTCTTCTTTTCACCGATTGCCGCTAAATTGTAACATGATCCGCCAGGATAATCCGAACAAAGACCGGATTCCGGATCAAGAAAATTGTTTTCCGTGTAATACGTGATATTAGTACAATTAATACAATCATCATAAACAACGGATTCACCGGCCAAACGCGCATTTTGCGCCGTTCCGCAAATGTCAAACGTCAACAAACAATCTATATTTCCGGCGGTTGTTGGCGCGTAATCAAGATTAAAATTCAAATTTGTTCCGGCCGGTACGGTAAACGGTGAAACCTGGTTCAATGAAACGTCGGTACAACCAAGACCGGAAACCGGAAAAAAGGAAAAAAAGATTTCCGTGTCACAAATCGTCGGATTGTTGAAATTGTAAACTTGTTGCGCGCTTGATCCGACCGGTATTGTTCCAAAATTCACCGTTCCGATTGTCGGCGTGAAATACAAATTTTGATTCAACGTTGTCAAATCGTGGTCGATCACTTGTGTTCCGCCGCCTGCGTTCGTCCAAGTAATCGAAAGGGAAATCGTGTCCGTTGATCCTATTCCGGAAGGCGCGCAAACGTTGAAAACGATCGCGATTGATCCGCCGGATCCAAGTGACAAGGGAAGCGGCGGTCCGGTCGGCGTTGTGTACGGCGTTCCGTCAATTGAAACAATGGAAGAAGTATTTCCGCCGGTTGTTGTCAATGCAATTGTTGAAATTTGTCGCGTTGATTCGGCCGGTGACAATATCAAATTACAAGAGATTTCACAACAACAACCGTCAAAAAGATTGTTGACGGCCGGTTGTGGTTGAAGATTGCACCCGGTTAACTGCATGGATTCATATTTTTACAAATTTAGACAATTCCTTTGACCTTTATTGTTCGGTTTGAAAAGTCAACAACTAATTCTTTCGGAACGCCGTTGACAACCGTTCCGGATTTGATCATTTCAATCGTTTTGTTGAAATCAAAATCGCGATATTGTGAGCAATTGAAGACAAATTCAAAGTCAAATTCAAAATTCGTCGTTCCTGGAAGACGCGGATTGTCAATGTAATGAAACGACGCGTACAAATTATTTAAACCATTGTCAAACCAAAGCGGATAATTGAATCGGGCGTCCGCGTCAATGTACTTTCCGTCGATCCAAACCGGGCCGCCGGTGAACGCGTTTCCGTAATTGCGGCGCGTTAAATTGTCGCCGGTTGCAATACTATCTTTCAAAATCAATAGCTTGTATTGAAAAGCCGTGTGCTGATTCATTAAAAGATAATATTTTGATTCAGAAAATGCACCCCCCCAAGTCGCATCAAAGGCGCCGTCAAACAAATCGGCAAAAAAGGAATAAATATCAACTTCGACGTCGTCGTCACGAAATCGCGCCGGCGCAAACGGAAGCGATATTTGACGGAATCCGCTTTGAATAGGATTCGGCGGCGAATTCCATTCTTGCAAATAATTGTATCGCGGCGCCGCTTCATAACCGACGTATTCTTGGGCGTCTTGTGTGTATTCAAACCGGCCGAAAGACGGTCTTTCCTGGTCCAACCATGTGAAGCAAACTTCACCGTTGATCAAATTTCCGTCCGCGTCAAGATCCGAAGTATTAATCCAGGTCGCCAAATTCAAAAAATAATCTTTGCGCTCAAACAACAATTCCGTTCCAATTATTCGCCAATCCGCATTGAAAACAAGGTTCAAATGATCGGTCAATAACTGTTCAAGCGTCAAGATCGGCTCGTTTCCAACGATCAAAGAATAATTTGTCGAAGATTGTTTTCTTCCTTTTTCAACCGGCGCCGAAAATAAAGCGGTGTTATAGTAAACGGAAGACGCGTCGTTCAATATAGAAGACGAAAAGGTCAATCCGCATTTGTCACAGACGTTTTCAACATAGTCGCGTACATACGGCGAAGGGTGAAACCGGCCGCATTGAATCATTATTTCTTGAAATTCGTCAACCAAATCAAATAAAAGGTCAAGTGTTGCGCCTGGATTGACAAAGGCGCCGGAACAATCCGGCGGCGTGACGCCTGGAAGAAGCGTCGCAATCACGGCGATTGCAATACAAATCGCGTAAACAATACCAAAAATCACCGAAATCGCAATCGTTACCGGAACCAAGACGCCCAAAATCACCAAATTGAAACCCCAAGCCGCGAAGATTCCGGCAACCTGGATAAACGCCGGACGCGTTTCGATACAATATCGAACGGCCGGTTGATTTCGTGACATGAATCCGGCGTGATCGTCGTAAATTAAGGTTGATTTAACGCAATTCAACGCGGCGTCTTCTTCTATTATTTGACATGTGGCCGAACATATCGGTTCGCACCAATCAACGGCGTCGCCACGAATAACGCCTTCAAAAACGGCTTCTTCGCAACATTCGTCGTAAACTTTTACGTCAATTTTGTTGACAAATCCGTTCGGATCGTCAATCAAGACCGATTTGATCACGTCAAATCCGTCGTCGTAAAACGTCAATTCAGACGAAAACTTCTTCCGGACCTTGTTGTCTTCGTCGCCGCGTGTGATCGTGACTTCGAATTTTTCGGTTCCTTCGATCCGTCCGGTCAATAATACGCCGTTGAATTCAATCTTCATCGTGTTGCTTTGTTTCGAATTCGTTGATCTTTATATTTCATCGTCGATACGATTCCGGAAATTCCGCGTTCGTCAATGCTTAATTGAAGCCGGTCTTGTTTCTTAATCGCTTTTTCGATCCGGTCTAATTTCGCATCAAATCCGCTATTTTGAACGACGATCATTTGTTCGTTCAAACCTTGTGTCAAAAACGGATTCCGGCCTTTGTGTATTTCTTCAAATAAAGGTCGGAATTTCCTTGTTTTTTCCTGGTTGAAAACGAATTCGCCTTTGTGAACGGTTCCGGCCGATTCGTATTTTCCGCCGTCGCCGGTATAACCACCTTCGGCAAATCCGCCGGCCGCCGCTTGTGCTTGTGCCTTCGCTGCAACCAATCCGGCCGCAAGTGCGATCAATGTCGCCGCAACCGTGAACGGCGCCGCCGCGCCGCCTTGTGCCGCCGCCTTCGATACGGCAATAACTGAATTTATCACCAATTCAACGGCCGCAAGCGCTTGTTGCGCCCGGACGAATTTTTCGCGCTTCTTTTGTAGTTCGGACAATCGTTTTTCTTCGGCTTCCAACAATGCGACGTTCCCTTTTTCCGCTAATTCGGTCGCGCGTTCAACGCGTTTTTCTTGTGCTTCGATCGCCGTGTCCGTTTGTTTTATTTGAAGGTCAATGATTTCATTGATCAATTTTTCGGTTTCCGCGACGACGTCTTTGATTCCGTCGATAATTGCGTCCCTTCGTTCTTCTTCGGTTTCTTTCGTGTCTTCAACAATTTCTTTGTTGAAATCTTTGATCTTGTCGTTGAAGGATTGTCGCGCCTTCAAGATTTCAAGATCCGATTGTTTGTTGATCAATTCGCGTTCTTCTTGTGTCAATCCTTCTTGTTGCAATTCAAAATCGCGCTTCTTGTTGATTGCTTTGACCGTCAAATCGAATTCTTCGTCAAGATTTGCTTTGATTAATCCTTCGTTGAATCCTAATTCTTGAACAAGAATGTCGCGTTCCGCCTTTGACGTGGCCCGGATCAAAGATTTCTTCAATTCTTTCCGGTCTTCAAGAAGGCGTTCTTCTTCGTTGTTTAAGACTTCGATTTGCTTTTCAAGTTCAACTTGTTCGATTTCTGAAATCGTCTTCGCGCGATCCTTTGCGGCGGCTTCACGAAGGTCGGAAATATCTTCTTGCGTCTTAGCGTCGATTTGCTTGATCTTTTCGTCCTGGATCAATTTGAAAAGTGCCGCTTCCTTTGCGCCTAATTGACCGGCTTCGCGCGCTTTGTCAACGCGGTCTTTGATCGTATTTCGAACGATCACTTTGTCCGCTTCGGCCGCTTGCTTCAATTTGTCGATTTCTTCGTCTAAATTCTTCGGATCAATGAACGTGACGGCTTGTTTTTGCGTTTCAAGACGCGCTTTTCGAAGTTCTTTTTGAAGATCTAAAAGAATTGACTTGATCTTTCCAGGTTGAATATCTTTTCCGGAAAACGCGCCGGCGAAATCAAAGTCTTCGAAATCACCTTCAAGCGCCAACAAAGCGTCTTGAATTCCGAGCAAAGAATTGATTCCTTCTTGTTCAAATTGTTGAAGAAGAAAACCTTCACCAACCGGACCGGAAAAAATTCGTTGTTGTTGTTCCCTTGTTAATTGTGCGTTGTTAACTAATACGTTACGAACGCGGTTCGCGGCCTGGTCCGCCGTCAAAAATGATTCTTCGAATTGCTTTTTTTGTTCTTCGTTGAATTGCTTGAAGATATTCAAAAATCCTTCCGTGACGCCGCGTTGTTGGATTGTTGGATCCGCCGCCAATACGTCACGAAGTTCGGCCGTTGATAGGTCCGCAAGTTTTGTGATTTCGGCGAATGTAGCTTCGGCGGCTTCCTTCGTTTGATCCGGAAGTTTTTGAAACAATCCAAGCGCCGCGACGCGTCCGATTGATTCTTCCAGTTTTTCATTTAAGGCGATTTCTTCGGTCAATAACTTCGTGATTTCTTCTTGTTTGACTTGAAGGAAGATCCGTTCGCGAAGTGACTTGATAAAACCTTGATAGGCCAAATCCAATTGATTGACGAATTTCTTTTCATCGTCAAGGTTCTTCAAGGTCAATCCGTATTTGTTATTGATTTCGGTCATTAGATCGGACCGTTGCTTTGAATTGGCGTTTGTGTTCTTCAATTGCGTGATCAAGACCTTCAATTCGGCGCCTTCTTCGGAAACGCGCTTGATTGATTCTTCGCGGACCGTGTTCAATGCTTGTTCTTTCCTGGATAGATTGTTCACTTCTTCACCAAGTTCGCCGGTTGCAAGTGCTGCTTCGTCCGCCGAATCGGTGAAATCAAGGAAAAAAGAAGCCGCGATTGACAATCCGGTCAACAAAATTCCGATCGGATTTGACCGAAGGGCCGCATTGAACGCGCGTGTCGCAATTGTTCCGGCAATTGTGGCCGCCGTCGCCGCCTTTTGAACGACGTTTTGTGTTCGCATTGTCCGGATATTGAACAACCTTTGCGCCGCCTGGAATCTTTGAGCAATCGCCGCGCGCCTGGTTGCAAGTGTTCCGATCACCGTTTGAATCCTATTCGCGATTTGTATTTGCGTTTGCCGCGTCAACGCGCCGATCAACAACGAAACGGCCGAAGTGAACAAGGCGATTGACTTCCGGTTGTTGTTGAAGAACAATCCGAAGTTTTGAAACGCGTTGACAACCTTGAACGCCACTTCAAGAAGCGATTCAAAGACCGGAAGAAGGCCTTGACCGATTTCACGAAGCAACAATCCGAAATTTCCTTGAAGCGTCGATATACGGCCGGCGGTTGTTTTTGATAGCGCGTCGGTCAATCCGAAGAATTTGCCGCCTTCACCGGTCAACGAAGCGAACGCGGCTTCCAGGTTTGCAAAGGTGATTTGACCTTCGGATCCTAATTTCTTGACTTGACCTTCGGAAACGCCTAATTGTTTCGCGAATTCCTGGATCACCGGAACGCCGGCTTCGGTCAATTGATTGATGTCTTCGGCGAAAAGTGTTCCTTGTACCTTTGCTTTTCCGAAGATCACGGCCAATTCGTTGAAGTCTTTTCCGGTTGCGGAAGATACGTCACCGATTTGACGAAGTGACGTTTGCAATTTATCGGTTTCAATACCAAACGCAAGAAGCGCTTTTCCGGCTTGTTGTACTTGTTCGGGCGTGAACGGCGTTGAAACGGACAATTCTTCAAGATCCTTCAAAACCTTTTCGGCTTCCTTTGTGGATCCTAAAAAGGTCGAAAAACTGACTTCCAACTTTTCGAAATCGGCCGCCGCCGTGATTGCTGATTTTCCAAAGTTAAACAAGGCGCGTCCGACGGCGATCGCGCCAATTGCCGCGCCGACCTTCTTGATCGAAGCCGTCAATCCGTTGAATTGCTTTTCGGCTTGTTCGGTATTGTCGCCAATTCCGGCGACGGATCTTTTGACTTCGTCTAATTCCTTGCGAAGTCTTCCGGTTTCGGCTTGTAATCTGAATACAACGTTTTTAACTGCCATGTTTTAAGTGTTTGAAGAAGTTCTTTTCGCCGACATTGAAGACTTGACGTTCCGATCGCCTGGATCCGTTGATTCGGCCGCCGCGCTTCGTTCTTCCATGATCCGAAGCCAAGTCGAAACGGTTGAATAATAACCTTCAATTGACATGTTTTCAAGGTGTGCAATTTCGGAAGGTCTTGATTCACAGATCATTTGATTCAATAAATTTATGTCTTCAATATATCGGCCGACATGTTCGCCGACAAATAGCGATTTATTCGGTCGGCGGCCGCCTTGTTTTGTTTCAAATACTTTTGGAAATCGGCTTCTGATAGTTCGGAAAATTTCGTTGTGATAAGGTAAACTCTTGACAAAAAAAAACTTTTCGCGTCCGAATCACCGTCAAGAAGATCTTTTTTCTTTTGCTTCCAGGTTTCCGACGGTTCGGAAGGATCTTCGCCGGCCATTATAAAGTAAATTGACGCCAATTCAAGAAGCGTTTGTTCTTCACCAATGAAATCAAGACGGAATTCGATTTCGGCCAATATATTAAACAGACCGACAACGTTTCCGGAATTCGCGTGTTCCTTCATCTTGTCGATCAATTCCTTCAAGATCGGCTTTGTCAAATTCATATCAGCAAACCTGGTCGCTACTTCGGCCGCGATTGCGCGCTTTGCCGGTATTGACATAATGTTTGAGAATTCAAACCAATCGTTGCCTTTGTTGTCCGTGTATATCTTCGTCAAATCGTGGTCCGGAATTAAGTCTTTCTTGTTGTATTTGCGTCGTTTAAATAGCTTCATTTCGATTTTTTTCAAAGATAGGGAAAATTGATCAACGGAATTTGACGAAATCGTGATTGAAGGTCCAAAGGAAATA